TGGACGAAGGAAGCAAGTGGAGATAACCCACTCACTAATTTCGCCTCTTATCTACAACGAGAAGATAATCCTGAACATAAAGAGGAGGCGTGGGCACTTCTGATAAGTGCATTCAGTTCTATCGCTCGTGGCTTTACTCGTCCTTTCGACCCTGTTAATCAGATGGTTGGGATGGTGACGGAGAATGATGCTGCTATTGATAGAAGACTAGCTGAGCCAGGAGTTCAAGCTGCTTATCAGGAAATCACTCGCTACACTGATAATATTCTAGAAGCTCTCATTTATGATGAGGGAGAAACGATAGGGGAGCCCAAGGCTGGTGCAGCTAGACCAGAAGGGGAGATTCGTAATCCTAACCCTATGGCTGGATTAGTAGGTAGAAAAGAAGTACCTGCTAAAAACTACACAGATAGATTACTTGGTATGGTAGATATGCCAGCTTACCTTCTGGATCAACGTAGTGGTATTCCAGAGAATGATGCTTTCATGAATGATCATGTAGCTCCTCTTCTCAACACCCTAAGTAAGCAACTTCTAAATGAACCATCTTTCCAACAGGCTAAGCCTGCTGTTCAGAAGTTGAGAGTTAAGAGTATGCTTACCTCAGCTCAAAAGACTGTTAGAGAGTGGTTAGATACAGGAGATATAGGTACTTATAATGACAAGGTAGAGGATATGAGACGTAAGTTCATAACTAGACCTGTAGCTCTACGTGACGAAGCTAGAAAGAAGTTTGGGATAACTAACCCTGATAGGAAGCTAACTGAAGGTGAAATGGCAGTGATGTCAGATTACATGAGTAAGTTAGAAGAGTTTTATGGATCAACAAATCAATAAATAGAAAAGCCCCGCACAGCACGACGCTGGCGGGGCTATTTTTTTGTCTTAATCGTTGTTATCCAGATAACCTCTTAGGGTTAAAGTCCCCATATACCTACCAGATAAAAATGTTGATACTAGATAATACTGTATATCATTCTCTTTATTACGGAAGAACTCTATTACAGCCGCTCTAGTTTTAAATAATCTATGTGGCTCGCTAGTTCTCTTATCGTAAGTTACAATCATTCACAGCTCCTTATTCCATAACGTTTTAAGAACTCTATACAATCCCTGATAGCATCTTCTACACGGATATTTTTACGTGGGGGATTTGTCCACAGTTCTAAGTTTTCAATACGGTTATCATCTCGAACACCATTTTTATGGTGAACACTTTCTTCTTCATATAAAGGTCTACCTAGAAATTCTTCCATAACTATTGTATGTTCTAACTTAAATCCAGTTTTCCAACTAGTTGGATCAGTAGGTCTATAAAGCCTTACATAACCATCTGTTGTATAGTATTTAGTGTTAGGATTACCAGATCCTTTAGGTGGACCCTTTTTCTTAGTTACAGTGGGGTCCCCATTCCTTCTTAACTTCTCTAAATGAGCAGAGCAAAGGGGGCCCGACCACACAGGACCCCCTTTACTTCCATCAGCTTTTGATTTTACAGGTTTACTACAATTTTCTACAGAACAACTATTCATTCACAAGCTCTCAAACCCGTTTCTGGGTCATAATAGCACGCCGAGCCTTCAGTAGGATTTCTATCTTCTTCTCCATCGACAACCACTTCTTCTTCGTCAGCCGCTGCGTTAAGAACTCCAAATCTTTTTCCTGCTGCTCTGAAAGTTGTGCATCCTGATGCTCCCCCTTCATAGGCCCGCATGTAGACATTTTTAAACTCCTCCCATGTCACATCATTAGAGACATTACATGTCTTACTACAAGCACTGTCTACGTAACGAGAGGCTGTAGTTAGAACATCAACATGCTCTTCTACACTAACCTTGTCAGTTGTCTTACCAACCAACCCCCACTCTCTGTAGCCAAAATCACTAACTTCTACAACTCGTGGTCCATCAAAAGTTTGAATAACCCTAGTGCCAGTAAGGCTAAATACAGGTTCAATGCCTGAAGGAACGTTGTCGGCAGATAGAGAAATGGTACCAGTAGGAGCAATAGACAATAGATGGCTGTTCCTGAGCCCATTGGCTTTGATAAGCTCTCTAATAGATTCTGGCAAAGTTGTCGCAAATTCACTTTCTAATAACCTTCCATCATATAGGGGGAATGGACCCTTCTCTAAAGCCAGACTTACTGAGGTGGTGTAGGCGGTGTCTCTAAGTACGGAAAGTATGTGTCCAAGTTCTTTGAGAAATTCTGGGCTGCCATACGGGAAGCCAAGACATTCGATAGCATTTGCCACGCCAGTAACACCGAGCCCCATTCTTCGTTTGTTTTTGGCTTCTTGTTCTTGCTGAGGTAGTGGATAGATTGCTCTATCGACCACGTTGTCCATAGCCCGGACCACTGTTGGTATATCGTGTCGAAATTGTTCATAGTCAAACTCCCAACTATCCATATGAGGATGTCCTACTAAGGTTCCCCAGGAATTTCTAACCACATACTTGGTTAAATTAAAACTTCCTAGTAGACAGGCACCATAAGGAGGTAGAGGTTGTTCTCCACATGGGTTGGTAGCTGCAATGTTCTCACAATACCAGAGGTTATTCTTCCTGTTTATCCTGTCGATAAAGAGGATTCCTGGTTCTGCCCACTCCCAGGTAGATCTTAGAATTTTATCCCAAAGAGCTACTGCACTAATAGTACGATAGTTACGCCCATCAAAACGCAGATTAAAAGGTTTGTTATCTCTAACAGCTTCCATAAATTCATCTGTTACACCCACACTGATATTGAAGTTGGTAAGATTGTGGTCGTTAGTCTTGGCATCTACAAACTCCTCAATATCAGGATGGTCTACCCGAAGAACACCCATTTGAGCCCCGCGGCGGTGGCCAGCAGAACGAACACAACCGCAAACGGCATCAAAGATCCCCATAAAAGAGATAGGCCCACTGCTACGGCTATCCAGGCTCCTAATATGATCGCCTCTAGGACGTAATCCCGAAAAGTCATACCCTATACCTCCTCCTAATCTCATAGTTGTTGCAGCTTCCTTAGCCTTGTCCATGATGTCTGTCATAGAGTCACCAATGGTTCCGCTAACAAAGCAGTTGTAGGGGGTTGTTAATCTAGGACTCCCCATAGCTGTCTGAACCCTACCAGCTGGCATGAACCTCATATCAAGGAGAATATCTCTGAATTGCTGGTAGTGCTCAGGTGAGTCTTGTAAGGACGAGGCAACTCTACTCATAGCCTCCTTAAAGCTTTCTCCCCGTCCCCTGTATTTACTTGAATGAACCCATTCACTAATCTCTAGTGTTGGGCCTTGTTGTTCTGACATATTCTCTCCTTAGTTATTAATCTACAATTCCAATTGAGTAGGTTTCTACTACTTCTTCTGCTAGAATATCCTCGTAGGTACCCAGCTTAAATAACTCTACAGCTTCATCTTCATCAACCTCTTCCTCAAAAACTAATGAGTAGAGACGATCTTCATTGATTAATAGATCCCAGACATCTTTCTTAACTTTAGTCATGTTAACACCCTAATAATAAAATTTGTTATAGTAGTTAGGACAGTAAGAGGCAGGCTGATAGGCCAAAAAAGGGCCCAATAAAAAGCTTCATCCTTTATTACATCCTCCCCAGCTCGTGTTAAAACTGTTGTATTTTTAAATTTCCAAACATATTTTAAGATATAAAGAATAGTACCAATTAGTATATAACCAATTATCCACCACATAATGCACTCCAACTAACTGGGTAGAGGGGCCTGATTACCTTGTCCCACATTTCAGCTAAGTCCCTAATTTCCTTCTGAGCATCAGGGGTAGTACGTAGATTATAAGCTCTAGCAAAGGCATAGAGAGAGCCTGTGACGTAGTAGGAGGTGTACATAGACTGTGGTAGCACCATCCTAGCCTGTTCAGGAGCTGTTCCTGCTTCTAGTAGAGACTTATAAGCCATAAGAGCTACATTATGAACATAGTCTAGAAGAACCCCACCATGACTAGATGTATATCCCAGACTACTGCCATCATAATCTAAAGCTCTCCAGTCAACCCTCTCAATACTTTCATCACTACTACCTTGCTTCTTATTCTCTGCCCCCTTTCTCCACACATCAGGAAAGAAGAACTCAGGCGAGTCGCTAACATAGCGACGACTTACCTCATTATAGGTAAACCCCACCATGTGCTTAAATCTCTGTCTAGCGACAAAGATAGGGATGGTTTCACGAAGGGTAATGGTACAATGAGAGAAAGGAGTCCAATGTCCGTGATTAGCTAGATAGTTGATTAATCTCTCATCTCCAGGGTTTAACTCCCCATAGATGTATTCAGTATCAAAATCCTTAGCCCAATTAGCCTCTTTATCAAAACTCACCCTAGCTGCATTAACTACGGTGAGGTCTGAGCCCATATAATCAATTAATTCAGCTTTCATTCTTTTAAGGCCCTTATCACTTCATCTAGCATCTCAAAGATCTTTCTCTCCTCCCCGTACAGACCAACACCCTGTTCATACATTTCAACTCTAATCTCACGAAGTTTATCATAAATCTCTCCATAAAGTTCATCAGCAATCATATTACGAGATAGCCTTAAAACTTCAGGAGCAGCTTCTAGTGGAGCATTGTTATCCACACCAACAGTGAGCCGGGTTTTAAATCTTCTCCAATCGGGCATTATATTAAGTTCGTTAGAGGGCTCCACATTAAAATTTACTTTTATTCGTCTATAAGGAGGAGCTACTCGTCTTTCATGAGTAGATTGAATAGCATCTAATACTCTAAGTTTCAATTATCTAACTCCCAAAACCTGTAAGTTAAAACTTGAGCGGAGGCTAGTGTAGCACATATAACTGTGCTAACACTATGACCACACTTTTTACAGTAGAGTCTCCCACTCCAACCATCATCATGTTGGTAGTCTTTAAATTTAACTTTACCACCACCACACATACGACAGGTTTTCATTACGCAGGATCACTGCCATGAAGCCCCACTACATCACCGGGCTTCCAGTCACGTCCCATGCCAACAAAACAACCAGCCTTAGAGTCTGGGTTGATTGCAATGATTGAGTAGGTGCCAGTAGTAGCATTAGCATAAACTAGAGCTTGAAAAGCTCTTCCATCAGGACTCACCACCTCAATGTTGTCAACAAGCTCCTCTGCAATCTCTGGGGTTTCTAACTGATCAGTGATGGTTGTATAATCAGCTTCACAAATAGCCCCACCCGGAACAGCCCGAGAAGTAGCTGCAAAAGCCTGTGACCCTAGGAATAGGGCTACACCTAGGCTAGCTAATACAACAAAAATCTTCCATAAGTTATTCATACAAATTTTCCCTAAAATAAGTCAGAAATATCTCTGACTGTGCATTGATTTCAATTATAAGCTCTAGCAAATCTAATGGAGCAGGCCCCTTAAGGCCACTACTCCTCCAATTAGCATATCTCCCACTATATAGAGCTATTGCTCTGTTTAAAGGTTCAAACTCTTTTGGATCTCTTATTTGTCTCTTTGACATTCATTCCAACATAACATTAAGTAGATAAACCCAACATACATAATAAATAAATTCATAATTTCCTAACTCACTGCATTAGTTAGCAGTGCCTCGTTTTTCTTGTTCTGTTGATAGCGAGCCCTAGCCCAGCCTCCACAACTATTACATACATAACGATGGAACCTGCCAGCTTGAGTAAAAGCATACCCCCTCCACTGAATCTCAGAAGACCCGCACTTAGGGCAACTAACAGCTTCACCCTCTTGCTCCGTAAAAATTGTAATGATAGGGTGGGTAGTAATCCAAGGACGCATCTTCAAATACACTTCTTCAAGAGCTACAACATCTTTAATGTTATACTCTTTCAGCTCTTCCCACGCTTCATCATTATTACGAAGACACTCAAGCCATAACTCAAATCCAGGGAACTTCTTATGCCCCCCTTTCTTCGTGTCACAGTCTAACACTGTACACAAATACTCTAATGAGTTAGAGGGGAAACCAAACTCCCTCTTAGCCACCTTGTAGGTATCTATTACCTTCACAGGGCTTGGTGGTTTGAGCCCATGCACAAGGGCTCTTGCCCTAATTTGAGGAATGTCGAACCGATCCCCATTATGAGCAATAACAATATCAGCACTATCGAGGAAATAAATAAGTCTTTCAATAATTGCTTTATCATTTTCCTTTCTATTCTCTTCGTACTCTACCTCTTTTTCTCCCAACCATTTAGCAGCAAAGGACATAATATGTCCATGCTGCAAGACCTGCTTAGGGGAGATATTCTCCTTAAAGAATCGCCAAACAAGGGCAACCTTAGGTGCGGTTTCTATGTCTAACACTAAAATTTTAGCCATGATTAACTTCGCCTCCAGCATTCTAATGCCTCACGAAGGGCGATAATTTCATCTTTAGCTTCTTTCAACAAGAAAAGAAGATCTTCTTTGTGGATACTATCCCACTCCCTAAAACACCAGTCTAATTCATCAACTAGATCTATCTTTGCCATCATACTCCTCTTCTAAGAGAATCTGGAGATAATGAATAGCCTTCTCAATATCCTTACGTTCTCCTTTTTGCCTGTGTCTACAGATGTATTTCACAGCATTACCCTCACACCAACGAAGATCATTAGCCATGATAAACTCCGTTGGTTGGAGCTTCATGTTCTTATAATGATCTCCCCCCACCTGCATATCTTTACTAGAGGGGACAGGAGGAAGATCTCTAGGAACCATAGCATCCATGATGGGGTCATACTCATACTGGTTAGTATGACTACTAGCTGTCAACTCCCCGTTGAAATCAAAATCTCCTTTCAACTACTGATCCTTTCCTACATACTCATCATCAGAGAATGTAAGCCCCTCCGTTACCATAGCCTTAACACGCTTAGGGCCAAATCTCTTAATAAGCTGGTACATCCTTGCCATCTCAACTTTCTCTTGATGGCTAAATTGATCTAAATAATCCTCTACAGCTGCTCTCCCCTGATCTTCACGGAGATTAGCTGTAACAACACATCTGTTGTAAGTTTGTAATGGACGATGATGAACATCGTTAAAATTACTCATTTTCTTCTTTTTCCTTTTTCTTACGTTCTTTAGCTACTTGAGTTTCCTCATAGCTTTTTTTATCGTGACACTCTCCACATAATACTTGGAGGTTGTCTTCCTCACAGTAGAGCCTGTTTATGAATTCGTCCCAGCTGACAAAGCCCACCACAGGATCCACAATAGGACTAGTATGATCAACAAAGACATTCTTAATCCTCTTACCATTTACTACGATAGTTACAGGAACATTATGTAGACATCCCTGACATAGATAAATTCCATGTCCTACCTTAGCTTTCTTCATAGCTTCAGAGATTGGCTTCCATTTCCATGAAGCTCCTCTGAGCTGATTTCTTACAAATGTATTAAACTGTGCTTCAGTCCATGTCCCACTACATCTATTACGTGGGATATCTTTACGTCTCACTTCCTTCTAGTTCCTTCTTCAATTTAGCTAGCTGCGCTTGCTTACGGGCAAGAGCTGTAGCCTCTCTTTTAGCTCTAGCATCAGCTGTTGCTTTTTCTTGTCTAGCTTTTTCCTTCTCATACTTATCCACTACCTGCTGAGCAGAAGTGAAGATATCATCAAACTCGCCCTCATTTACATTACAAACAATGTGGTACTTCCAAGTTGATCTGTGGTTGTCATTAGCCCAACGAATAGCCTCATTAAGCCTAGCAAACATAGCATCATCAACTTCTAACCAAGTACTACCAGCTGTGATGGAGTCAATCCACTGGTCATCATAATTATAATATCCATTTACCTTAATGATCTTAATCTGTCTCACAATATCCTCTTAAACCTCCCATCCATAAACTCAGCCAACGGCCTGATCCAACGTCTCTTGTCCTTACCACCTTCTCTGGTGTAGACGATAGCAGGGGTGGGATTGCCATCCAATCCCTTCTCAATAAAATAGCCCTTATAAGCCACTACTTTGTAAACATGTTGATTTCTATAATGAGTCCACCTACTATTCTGAAGGTTCAAATCCAATCTCCTAACTCTGTATCATCTTCATACAACTTAAGATCTTTCTCATTAGAGGCTATAATAGTCCCGTCTTCCAACATAACTTGATAAGGATAGTAAGCTGCTTTAAGAACAATAGTGATTACTCCTACCTGATTTACTCCTAATAAATCAAGCTCAACCTGATCACCAGCTTTAAACTTAAATACCTTCTCAGGTATTTTATAGTTAAATACTGAGTTAGTCACAACCCAATTGTAACCATTAGGTTTGAACATACTATTAGGCTCAAGATGTTTCCAATATTGAGCCCCTCCATAAAGTGATGTACGATCCCAATCTAAACCGCTGTTAGTATTTGTATTAATCACCCAATCGTAGGCTTCGTCCATCTTACAGGATCTCCATTTTCATCTTCATCTTTAATAATCCAAAGGAGGTCAATCATCTCCCTCATCTTTTCTTCCCACTCGTCTCCAAACTGCTTAATATACACCTCAGCCACTAGCTGATAGCACTCATACTCTGTCTCTACATCCTTAAGCAGCTTATAGGCAAAGGCTGGACCTCTCCCCATAACACCAATGATGTTATCCACTGTGTCACCAGTGAGGAGCTGGAAGTAGAAGAACTTATTTCCTACACCCCAAATCTTACCATTAGCTTTCTTCTCAAGCCAACCAAGGATATCTACGAAAAGAGGACCAACACTAAACTGTTTCCCACACTCCCAGCTGTAGTGATTACCTGGGCACTGTCTAAGGTCCTTATCCCTAGAACAGATGATGGTAGGCTCCATAGCCTTAGCCTGATAGATACACATGGTATCGTCAGCTTCTAATCCGTTCTCAGCTACACGATAGTCATAGTTGGTGATAATATGGCTGATCAGGTTCTTATAGTGGAAGGGCTTCTCTTGCTTTCGTCCCCCCTTATAAGTCTTAGTCTTAGCCACTTCTTCACGGAAGTTAGGGACAAACTCAATAACATTTTCTCCCTCAAACTTCCTCTTCTTATTCAAGAGGGTATTGATAAAGTCTGTGTTAGTTAGAAAAAGAATAGGAGGCAGAGTTGCCTCCACCTCCCCTTTAATAAGTTCAACTCTGTTATCCAACATTGACTTAACTAAGTCCCAATCCTTTGGAATTGTCTTAGTCTTCTTATAGAACTCTCCGCCAATCTTTTCAACAGAAGATGTAGTCTCTTGTCCTGCGAATCCAATCTCGTATAGAAGAATGTCCGCATCAATTAATGGACGCATTATTATTTCCTTAAAGTAGGAGCCTTAAAAGACTCCGGCTACA